CTGGATAGTCTACTACAATATATGGTTCAATAGCAAAGGGAGCAGCCAGCTCATACAGAACACGGTCTTGTAGATCAGTATCTATCAAACCGCCGACTTCTGGATCAACTTGCAATCTCCGTTCTAAGTCATTTTCTTCTTCTTGCTTTGCGTCATCTTGTTCCGCTTGTTCGTCTTCTAATTCTATTTCTTGTTGTAACTGTGCTTGAACCCATTCGTCGTAGTAAGGATCGTTAACGTCTACGTTTTCAAGCCCAGCTAAATATTTATACAAAGCATCCAAATATCCCGGACATTCCGGGTTTGCTAAAGGATTGGTACATATAATATCTTGTTCGCCCACATCCATTCTATATAGGTAAATGACAGAGGCGTCGCTGATTGTACCATCACCTTCTAAGGCTACACTACCATCACCCCACTGTGCAGCATCAGTACCTGAAAATCTAAAATACTTTTGAATAGAGTTGCCGGGTAAACCAGACCAATCATCTATCTCTTCAAAGATATATCCGCCATTTACTACGTCTTCATTTCGAACATAAACAGTAGCATCAGACTCTGCGTCTTTAGTAATAACATAATAGTATGTTAGTCCATTAATCTGCAAAGATACGTTTGGAGCGGAGTAGTCTGGAAGTACGTCTGGCATACTCCAAGATAATCCATTTTCAGCTGCGTTGTTCGTAACGCCGTAAATGCTATCCGCCGAGGAGAATGGCGAGTAAACCAAGAACGACAGCGCCGCCAATAACGGTGGTGCGAGTTTCCGGATCAAGGTTCAAGCCTCCTCTAGACTGCGTATCAGGACGCATAGATTCGTTTTCTGGATTATTCCAAGCATCTTTAGCTTGTTCGCCAATCATACCATCAATAGGGCAAGGCGTTCCTGCATTCATCATAGCTGTAAAGATTCTAGGGTCTTGACACATGACAGAAACTGCAGCAACCTTCATACCCATATCGTACAAGGTCTTGGCGTTCTTTAGTTTCTCACAGTTCATATCTCGTACTGTAGATCCTGCAGAAATGCCCAGGATCTGTGTTTGTACTGCACCAGAAATCCCAACCGTACATAAGTCAGAGTTTGCATTGTTAATGCTTGGTGAAATTGCAGAAGGGGGAGGCGAGATAACAGTGGTTGTGGACTCGCTTGTTGAATCTACTGTAGAATCGTTATAATTCTCGATTACTGTAGGCGGATTTGTGGTTGTCGTTTCGGACGTTGTATCTTCCGCATATGCTGCTGTAGCCACTACTGTCATAACAAAAGCAGCAAACATTTTATTGAACATGGTGTTTGCCCTTTATGATATTGGTATAGATATTTATAGTTTACTTCCTCTTCAAAATATGATAGAATGCTTTTGTTAACGTTAAATGAAAGGATTGTCCATGTCCATTATGGATAAACTGAAAAAGAACTCTAAGCTTAGTCATACTGCAGTACTGTCTAAGTCTAAGTTCTTTACTGACAAAGATATGATTCCAACTGACGTTCCGATGCTGAACGTTGCACTGTCTGGCTCACTAGAAGGTGGACTTGCTCCTGGCCTTACAGTTCTTGCCGGTCCATCCAAACACTTTAAGAGCTCGTTTGCTCTAAAGATCGCATCAGCTTATATGAAGAAGTATCCAGAAGCTGTGATGTTGTTCTACGACTCTGAGTTTGGTTCACCGCAGGAATACTTCCAGAACTTTGATATCGATACTGATCGTGTTCTACACACCCCTATTACTAACGTTGAAGAACTTAAGTTCGACCTTATCAACCAACTAGAGCAGATTGACCGCGAAGACAAAGTTATCGTCATCATTGACTCTATTGGTAACGTAGCATCCAAGAAGGAGCTTGAGGATACACTCAACGAAAAGTCTGTGGCTGATATGTCACGTGCCAAGGCACTCAAAGGTTTGTTCCGTATGGCAACGCCGTACCTGACCATGAAAGACATTCCGATGTTAGCAATCAACCATACATATCAAGAGATGGGTTTGTTCCCTAAGGCAATCGTGTCTGGCGGTACAGGCATCTACTATTCAGCAGATAATATCTGGATCATTGGTCGTCGGCAGAATAAGGTTGGCACTGAGATTCAAGGATATGACTTTGTAATCAATGTGGAGAAATCTAGATATGTCCGTGAAAAATCCAACATTCCTATCACGGTTTCTTGGGAAGGTGGCATCGATGACACTTCTGGTCTACTTGACGTGGCTCTTGCAGGTGAGTTTGTCGTCAAACCGAAACAAGGGTGGTACGCCAAAGTCGACCAAGAAACAGGCGAAATAGATGGGAAGAATTTTAGGCAAAAAGAGTTAACAAAAGACTTCTGGTATGATATAATCAACTCTGATAAGTTCAAAGAGTTTATTGAGAAACAATACCGTGTTGGTATGGTACCAGATCAAGAGGTTGTAATTGTAGATGAAACAGAAATCCAAAATTAAGTTAGACGAAGACTACGAATATGTAGGTATTACAGAAGAGCCTGAATGGGCTCTTCGCCTACTGACCGGCAAATATAAAGAAGCAATTATTAGATATACGCAGGTTAGACTAGAATCTATTGACACTGCAAAGGAAGGTGAAGATGATGTTACTCTAGGATTTGCATATCATATTCTAAATGAAACTGTACTTCCCGATGATTATAATGACGAGGAGGCTGGTCAGTACTTTGGTGATGTACTAATGGCTGCTATTGAAACTGGATTAGATGATGGAACAGCAGAACTAAATGAGCGATAATCTAAACAGAACTATCCTACGATCCCTATTAACTAACGAAAGCTATCTGCGTAAGGTTATTCCGTTTCTTAAGCCGAACTACTTTGAAGGTCCATTGAAAGTTATCTTCAAGCAGATTGGCGCATTCGTGGATAAGCATAATGTTCTGCCTACTCTGGAAGCATTCCGTATTGATCTTGAACAAGATGAACGTATGTCAGATGACATGTTCACTGAGATTTCCGCAATGCTTCCAGAAATCTTTTCGCCTACAGATATCGATGAAGACTTTCTATTAGACAAGACTGAGAAGTGGTGCCAAGAGCGAGCTATTCATATCGGTCTTATGAAGTCTATCGATATCTTAGACGGCAAGGATGATAAGCTAACCAAGAATGCTATTCCGGATATTTTGTCTGAAGCACTAGGTGTTGCTTTCGATTCTAATGTTGGCCACGACTATATCGACAATGCAGAAGAGCGATTCGACTTTTATAATCGTAAAGAAGAACGCATGCCGTTCGACTTGCACTATCTGAATGAGATTACCAAAGGTGGTTTGCCTGATAAGACACTGAACGTCATCTTGGCCGGTACAGGCGTAGGTAAGTCTTTGATCATGTGTCATATGGGCGCTAACGCTATGCTGCAAGGCAAGAACGTTCTGTACATTACTATGGAGATGGCAGAAGAACGTATTGCTGAACGTATTGATGCTAACCTCCTAGACGTTCCTATTGATCAACTGGATAAAATGTCTAAGCCGATGTTTACTGAAAAGGTGGATAAGCTAAAGAGCAAGACTGTTGGTAAGCTAATCGTCAAAGAATATCCGACTGGCGCTGCTCACTCTAGTCACTTTCGAGGATTGCTAAAAGAACTAAAGCTCAAGCGCTCGTTCGAGCCAGACATTATCTTCATCGACTATCTGAACATCTGTTCTTCATCTCGCATGAAGTCAATGGGTGGAGCAATTAATTCCTATACGTACATCAAAGCTATTGCTGAAGAACTACGTGGCTTGGCAGTAGAATGTTGTGTACCTTTGGTAACTGCAACACAGACTACACGATCTGGCTATGGTAGCTCTGATCCTGGTCTGGAAGATACATCTGAATCATTCGGTCTTCCTGCTACTGCTGACTTGATGTTTGCACTTATCTCTAATGAAGAACTAGATCAGTCTGGCCAGATTATGGTCAAACAGCTTAAGAATCGCTATAACGATCCTGGTAAGCATAAGCGCTTTGTATTAGGCATAGATAGGTCTAAGATGAGACTATACGACGTAGGCGAATCTAGTCAAGACGTTATTGACGATGGTATTCCTGTATTTGATAAGACTCCTGCTGGTGCAGAAGATAAATTTAAAGGCTTTAAGATATGAACCAAACTGTACTCCCTGTAGCAATTACCTCTTCTATGATTAATGCATACCAAGATGGCACTGGTAAACGAATGTCTGCTGAGGATATTATTGCCTATTGCGCACGAATTTCTAATCCGTCTAATCAGGGCAATACTGCAACTAACGATAAACTGTTGTCGTATCTAATCAAACACAAGCACTGGTCTCCATTTGAAATGGTTGATATGGTTCTTGAAATTAATACAACACGTGATATTGCACGACAGATTCTGCGGCATCGTTCATTTTCATTTCAAGAGTTTAGTCAGCGGTATGCCGATCCTACTAAAGACCTTGCTGTCTATATGCGTGAAGCACGACTACAAGATACTAAGAACCGCCAAAACTCAATTGATACGGATGATGATACACTAAAGCGTCAATGGGAAGCAAAGCAGCAGCAGATTGTACACGAGTCTCGACTAGCATATAAGTGGGCACTTGAAAATGGTATTGCTAAGGAACAGGCTCGTGCTGTTCTGCCTGAAGGTAACATGCAATCTCGTATGTACATGAAAGGTAATGTTCGTTCTTGGATTCACTATTGCGAGCTTCGTTGTGGCGTAGAAACCCAAAAAGAGCATCGCGAGATTGCATATATGTGTGCAGAAATTCTAAAGAATCACTTACCATTCTTAAAGCCTTGGTATAAAGAATTATCTGGTGGGTAAGAGAAAGGAAGCAGCTAGGTTATTTTGGATGGTTAAGGGTTACCTGATGCCTGAGCACTTTGCAGATAGTGACGTTGAATATATACTAATAAGCTATACAAAAAGAGTATGGTATAATCATGAAGTGAATGATGAAGGCTTTGAAGAAGCCTGGGAGGATAGAGAATGAAAATTATTGCTGGTCCATGCCAGTTAGAAAGAAATTCACTAGGTGTGGCAAGATACTGCCAGAACGTGGCAAAGAAATACGATTTAGAATTTTACTTTAAGGCAAGTTTCGATAAAGCCAATCGTACATCAATGGGTGCTGAACGTGGTATAGGCTTAGAATCTGCTATGATTATCTTTGATGAGATTAAAGCGGAACTTGGGTGTAAGATCGTAACTGATATACATACTACAGGACAGGCAGCTCTAATCAAGAGTTCCGTTGATGTACTACAGATTCCTGCATTCCTTTGCCGTCAGACAGATTTACTACGAGCCGCTAAGGCAACTGGAAAGATCGTTAACGTTAAGAAAGGTCAGTTTCTAGCTCCATGGGATGTTGCTGGCATTATTAGTAAAATTGGAGACGATAATGTATGGATTACTGAACGTGGCACTAGCTTTGGTTATAATGCCCTTGTTAATGACTTTACGGGTCTTCAGTACATTGCTGATAGCTATTCTACTCCCCTTATTTTTGATGCCACTCATTCTGTTCAGAAACCCGGTGGCAATGGCAGTAGCTCTGGTGGCAATCGGGATTACGTACCCGCTCTTGTTCGGGCAGCTGTTGCAACCAAGAATGTAGATGGCATTTTCGTCGAGGTTCATCCTGATCCTGACAATGCACCTTCTGACGGACCAAATAGCCTAAACCTTCCACAATTTGAAATGGTATGCAGAGACATTCGTACTCTGTGTGATGCATTAGGGATTAAATAATGTTGAAAAAAACTTGGGCTATCTGGGCAAAGACTATCGGCAGCAAAATTGGTTCTGATAAAGACAGTGATATTGCTGCTATTATTCGTACGGTATGGGTCATGACTCACATGGCTGCATGTTTTTTTATTATTGCACACAATGGTGTGAAACTAGGGTGGTTCTAGATTATGCGATTAAAACCAATTATTATTATTCCAGCACGTTATAACTCTAGTCGATTCCCGGGTAAGATGCTAGAGAAGCTGGGTGACAAGACAGTACTAGAACAAACCATTGAGACTGGTAAGCGCACTGGAATTCCTGTTTATGTAGCTACAGACAATCGTGAGATTGCTAATCTATGTATTAAGATTGGTCAAGAATATGTTATGACTGATCCAGACTGTAAGAACGGAACAGAGCGCTGTGCTGAGGCTATGGTTAAGTTGATTGACAAGCATGGTGAAGAGTTTAGCCAAGAGTTCGATTATGTTATTAACCTGCAAGGTGACTCGCCCCTTATTCCTGATTATGTTTTTAATTTGATGATGGAAGAGTATGAGCAACTAGCAGCACATGATAAAGACTTTGATGTTATCACGCCCACCTTCCGTATGCCTATGGAGACCGCTGAGAGGTTCCTAGACTGTCGTGCAGAGGGTAAGGCAGGTGGAACAACTGTAGTAGCAGATAATAACGGTAAGGCAATTTACTTCTCTAAAGAGATGATTCCATACGGTGCTGACTTGACCAACGTGCGTTCTTCATCTGAAAAGATTCCTATGTACTATCATATTGGTATGTACGCATATAAGCCTACAGCATTATTCGAATATGCACAAATGGAAGAAACCTCACTTGAACGGACCGAGGGGTTAGAACAATTGCGGTTTATAGAGAATGGCTACCATGTGCATTGTATGAAGCTACAGCCTCTGCATTTTGATTTCTGGGAAGTCAATAATCCTGAAGATATCGACATTGTGGAAAAAAGTTTAAAATATGTGCGATAAGGGGGTTTACATTGTGTCGTAGATGTTGTATAAGGATAATACCAACAGAAAGGATACATTATGTCTTACTCCGATTTTGCCGTACAACTCGACATCTCCCACGAAGCCACCCCGCAACAGGTTCATGACTTTGCAGCACTTTTTAACTGTGATTCCAAAATGATTCTGGAAATTGGACCAGCCGGCGGAAATCCGGTTTACGAATTCTCCGGTTCCTTTACCGACTTAGAAAAGCTCGAAGCCGAATACCAAACCATTAATGGTCTGTAACCAAAATATCACAACCCCCAGAATTAATCACTCTGGGGGTTTACTTTTGCAGTAAAACGCTTATATTAGTACTATACACAAACACAAGGAATCGATATGACCAAGAAACAAAAACAGCAGTTCAAGACTCGTGTGGCTGGTATGCGTTCAGAAATCCTTAAAGTCAAGAAGATTCTTGCTGGCTTTCCGGAAAAAATGGAAGCGCTTCACATTGAACTTACTGACCTTATCGAGAAGGGAAAATAGTCAATGGCAAGTTTAGCATCCCGCATCGTTAATGATAACGTATGTGTTATCGAAGGAGATCAGTCTGAGCTTCAACAAGCATGGGGAGAAATCTCTGGCTGGCGTATGTCTGAAGAATGTAAGGAAAGTAAGTTAGACTATGGTTGGATCGATCAGCTAAACAAAGCTGAGAACGCTATCCGTCGTCGTGTAGAAGAACTTAAAGCCCTTGATCAGGCAACCGACTAAAAAGGAATTGTGTAATGATTGAAAGTGTTGATATGCCAAACCGGGAATTGGTCCTTATTAAGTTTGAGGACTCTGCCGACTTTATTCAGGTTAACACCATGGACTCTGCATGGAAAGAAATCCTGGAGCGTGGTCCTGATACCCTTGAGTACATCGAGACCTGGGACCCAGAGAAGGAAGAACGTGCAAAAGCTACAGACATTGATGATCTAAAAATGATATAGGGGGTTTACATGGAAGCTCACATAGTGTATGATGACAAACTATCGAATCTTGAGTCCGATACTATACTCCGCATTGCGCGGTTTGCTCGTTCTCGTGGATTTGATTATCACGCCGCAGCTTACACGCCAGAAGGTCGTCGTGCAGCTGCTAAGCTCTTTTGGGATCACTACTTTGAAACAGAGGTTAAGCTATGAGTAATCAACGTTCTGGGAAAACTTACCGGGCCGCAGCTAACGACAATAGTGGTATGGGTACTGTTCTATTCTTTAAGTATGCTACTAAAGCTCTTACAGATGCTGGATACGAAGACCCTGCATTTTACTTTGAACAAATTGTCGATCATCTTCGTGATGGCAACTCCCTTCCTACTAATCAACGTGAAGTTGAAAAGGCCCTTGGATTATGAATTACGTTGCTAGCGAGGCGGACATTCGGTTCGCCTCTAATTTGGTTACTATGGTGAATCGACACCTACGATCCAAAGGTAAAAACCCTTATGATCTGGTCATTCAAGATAAAAATGGGGTAAAACAAGCATATATGGAAACTAAAGGGAGCTAATATCTTAGCTCCTTTTTTTCTATAAATATATGCATCAATGGGCTTTTTAGATCTAATGGGGCAGAATGAAAAAATTCAAGAGTTACATTAGCGAATCCGCTAAATCAGATCGCTATGAGAAAGATGTTGCAGATTATATCAATAGCTTAGAAAATGTAACTGCAGAACGCCCACGAGTATCAGCTGCTTATGCTGACGTCAAGTTAGAGCGTGGTGGCAATACTACTTGGCTTGAGGTCAAGATGAACCACACCGACAACCTGTCTAACCCACGTATTTTTTATGATGGCCGTAAGTGGGACACAACTTACACTACCCCAACAGCTAAATTTGCCGTTGAGCAGATTAACAAGTCTAGACAAGCTAAAGAGTTTATCGAGGCTATTGCTAAGTTCTCGGGTATTAAAAACCCTAAGATTCCTACGAACAAAGGCGGCTTAAAAGATCCAAATGCCGTTCCGCTTGACGTAATGAAAGAATACTTTACTCAGCCTGGTATTAACCGCTACATTATGTCTGTAGACGATGTAGACTTAGGTAAGCTGGTAACTGATCACTACCTCATTGGTAAAGCTGAGCCAGCACACTATATGCAAGCTGCTGATGACTTTTATATGATTGGTAAGCGCAATCCACTAGATGCACCACGTAACGTTCCTTTACTTTCTGGCACTGGTCCATTTAAAATTCGTGTATCTACTCGATCGCAGTTTTATGAAGTACAGGCAGAGGTTAAAATCACACACATGTCTAGCTCTCCCTACTCTCTTAAGCCTGGTAGCAGAAAGAAGAATCCATTCGCATGAAAACGTTTAAGTCTTATCTTAAAGAAGAAAAAAATACACACATGACCCACATCGAAGATAAGGTTATCTACGGTGGGGTTAAAGGTACACGTGATGCTATTCTAGCTCTGAGATCGCTTCGCAATATGCTTGCTGGTAAGCACGAAGGTGGGGTAAGCGTTAAGTGGGATGGTGCACCTGCTGTCTTTGCTGGCGTTGATCCACGTGACGGTAAGTTTTTTGTTGCTAAGAAAGGTATCTTTAATAAAGACCCTAAAGTCTACAAGACTGACGCAGACGTTGATGCAGATACTTCTGGTGACTTAGCAAAGAAATTAAAAATGTCGCTTAAGCATTTTGCTAACCTAGGCATTAAAGGAGTTATCCAAGGTGATTTACTTTTTACAAAATCTGATATTAAATCCGAAAAGATCGATGGAATGGATTACATCACGTTTCATCCTAATACAATTGTCTATGCTGTCGAGAAGAACAGCAAAGACGCTAAAGAAATTAGAAAAGCGGAAATCGGAATTGTCTGGCACACAACCTACACAGGAAACGACTTTGAGTCAATGAAGGCTTCCTATGGGGTAAACGTTCAGGCCTTGAAAAAGTCTCCTAAGGTTTGGCAACAAGATGCTATGCTTCGTGACCTGACAAACGTAGCTACTATGTCTGACAAGGAGACAGAACGCGTTAATAAATACTTGTCTACAGCAGGTAAGCTGTTCAATGATATCTCTGGCACCACTCTTAGAACTTTAGAGAACGACCCGAAGCTTTCTCAGACTATTGAGACGTTTAATAATACCTTTGTCCGTAAGGCCGAAATTATTAGAGATACAGAACAGCATGTTCGTAACTTGATCGAATACATTAATCAAAGGTATGAAAAGGAAATTGGCAAGCGTAAATCTGAAAAAGGCAAGCAAGCCCAGAGAGACGCTAGGAATACAGTTTTAAAATTCTTTTCCCCTGAGAACAAAAGAAACCTTAAGAAGATGTTCGATCTGCAAAAAACTATAGTTTCTGCAAAATTGTTACTTATAAATAAACTGAACAGTATTAAGAATGTGAAAACGTTCTTGATGACAACTAACGGGTTTAGATCAACTGAGCCTGAAGGTTACGTCGCAATTGATAAGCTAGGTGGTAATGCTGTTAAACTAGTGAATCGTTATGAATTTTCAACTAATAACTTTGACCCAACAATTCTAAAGGGTTGGAGTAAATAAAGAGGAACGATATGAAATATCTTATTTCCGCAATTGTAGCTACGACTGTAGCTGCTCCTGTAATTGCACAAGATGCTACTGATAATGGATCTGCTCTTGCATCCAACGCAACCATCGGCGTAGCTACCGACTTAGAAGGTAATGCTGATTGGACGGTTGGTGCAGAGTTAGGCATTGCTGGATTCGGTGTAGATGCAGGCTTTACACTCAATGACCGTGGTGACAACACTGCTGATGACTATGCAATTAGTCTTGGTACAGGTGCAGACCTTGGTTTTGCTTCTCTTGATACGAGCATTAACTATGCTTGGGGAGCAACATCCGGTGCAGACCTAATCGGTCGTGGTGACGGCAATACATGGGGTGACGTAACCCTTAATCCTACTCTCAGCATTACTCCCGGAATTATCGGTGGCGAGTATGCATGGGTAGGTGGTTCTATGGACCTAGCTTCTGATGGCGAAATCGCTGTTGGTTGGGGCGGAGCTTCTTACGGTGTAGGTTACTCTCATGCACTGAACGACAAAGCTTCAGTATCTGTTAGCTACGGTTGGTCTGTAGACGTTGTTGACGATGCCGACGATGCTACCGTTAACGACTGGACTACTACTGCTGATGGTCTTAAAGTTGGCGTAGGATTCAAGTTCTAAAATGATTAGGTTTAAAGACTTCCTCTTCGTTACTAACGAGACTTCTTCTCTTAATGAGGAGGAGTCTTTAAACCTGTCTGAAGTTCTGTCGTTTGCGGCAAGACGTAAACGTTCTATTGAGATGAAGCGACGTAAGCAAAAACTAAAGCAGCAGAGAAAGATCGCTGCTAAGCGTCCAGCTTCATTAGAAAAATTAAAAAAGAGAAGCCGTAGAGCTGCTCGAAACGTATTAACTAAAAGATTCTCTGGTGGAAAATCTAGATCAAATATGAGCATCGCTCAGAAGGCTCGATCAGAGAAAAGAGTAAGTCAAGCTAAGACCCAATTAAAAACAATCTCAAAGAAACTTCTTCCTAGTAAGAAGAGGCTTGACGTATCGAGGAGAGGTAGATAATGGTTCATACTTTTAAGTCATATCTTGAAGAACAGTCCTCTGTGGGCTATATTGCTTTTGGCAGATTTAACCCACCGACGACTGGTCACGAGAAGCTATTGAATAAGATTGCTTCTATGGCTAAGGGTAACGATTACATGGTCTTTGCTTCCCAGTCCCAAGATTCTAAAAAGAATCCTCTTGATTATCAGACTAAAGTCAAACTCATGCGTAAAATGTTCCCGAAACATGCCAGGAGCATTGTGCTAGAAAAGTCTGTAAGAAACTTTCTTGAAGCTGCTGTGCATATGCACAAGAAAGGTTATAAGAATCTGGTAATGGTTGCTGGATCAGACCGGGTAAAAGAGTTCCAAACACTCTTAACAAAGTACAATGGCGTCGAGTCTAGACATGGGTTATTCGATTTCAATTCTGTAAAAGTAGTTTCTGCGGGTGAACGTGATCCAGATGCAGAAGGTGTGACGGGTATGAGCGCCTCTAAGATGCGCGCTGCAGCATCTGATAACGATTTCCCTAAGTTCCTAATGGGTCTACCTAAGGGTGTAACTGACAACCTGGCTAAAGATTTGTTTAATTCTGTCCGTAAAGGCATGAATCTCAAAGAGAATAAATCGTTTGCACAGCACATTATGCTTAATCCAGTCTCTGAAACAAGAGAGGATTATGTTTCTGGTGATTTGTTTTCTATTGGCAATACCGTTATCGTAAAAGAAACAAATCAACAGGCAGTTATCTCCTATTGTGGTTCCAACTATCTGATTATCGAAGTAGATGGTAAAAGAAAAAGAGTATGGTTAGATGCAGTTGAAGAAGCCTGCTGGCCAGGATATACACAGAAGGGTATGAAAACCAAAAATGGTAAGCAAGTTCCTAACTGCGTACCTGCTAACGAAAAGCTCGAAGTACAACAAGATCCGGATATTGACGATAAAAAAGGTTCACAGCCTGCTACGTTCTTTCGTGGATTAAAGAGTAAATCTACCAAGTCTAAGCGTGATGCACACTTTAGAAAGATGACAAAGAAAAAGGACGACGATCCTTCTGCCTATAAGAAGGCGCCAGGTGATGCAACTGCCAAAACAAAAGAAAGCCCTTATACTAAAAGATTCAGACAAATGTATGGAGAGAGCTATGTTTAGCTTTAAGCAATTCAACGTTATTATGGAAAGCGCAGATGCGGCTTTAAAAAAGAAAGCTGATAAAAGCGGATTCCCACTTGGCATTCTAAAGAAAGTTTATAAAAGAGGCTTCGCTGCTTGGAAGGTCGGTCATAAGCCAGGTACTACTCCTCAACAGTGGGCAATGGCTCGTGTTAACTCTTTTATTACAGGTGGCCGTACACGTGTTAAAGGCGATCCGGACCTCTGGGCTAAAGTTAAAGGAAAAATTAAGAAATAAAATGAAATCATTCGGTTGCCATATAGAAGAAGATCCAATTGTCGAACAGGCAGAGTACCAAGGTCGTAAGGTAAAACTAAACGATCCATTCCGTGCTCCAAAGGGTGATGACCATAAGTTCTATGTTTATGTCAAGAACGACAAAGGTAACGTTATCCGTTTAGGCTTTGGTCAGCCAGGACAAGAGATTAAAAGGGATAATCCTGCTAATTTAAAAAGTTTTAGAGCTAGACATAAGTGTGATACTAACCCAGGTCCAAAGTGGAAAG